AGAAGGTAAATTCATAAAGACGCAGCTCGAACCGGACAGCAACCGACGATACTGTTTATTAGTGAAAGACGTAGAAATTATTTCTTAATACAATGTAAGATGTCTCCAGTCCCATTCGTCGACGTCAGGAACATAACTTCCGCCACCAGCCCCCGTTTCAAGAAAGGTATCGACGCGCTCGTGAAGCAGTCTCGTCACGCGATCAATACTGGTAAGAGTACGCTCGGTAAAGAGATTAAAGTTTACGAACAGTTCATTAATCGTGAAAAGAATTCTGGTAAGCCCGTGTACGTCAAGCTATTCAGCGAAGTCAAGCGCATTCTGTCTGGTAAGCCAGCGACCAAACCCAATAGTTTAAAGAAGAAGACCCCTAGAAGTACATGACGACGTGCGGTGTGTGCTGTGAACGTTTAAATAAAACAAATCACAAAAAAGTAGTATGCCCTTTTTGTGATTTTGAATCGTGTAGAGCATGTAACCAAACCTATTTGTTATCAACTACCGAGGACGCGCATTGTATGAGTTGCAAGAAGGTGTACACGCGAGACATGATTGATTCGTTTTGTACGAAGCGTTTCAAGAATTACGAGTATAAGAAACACAAAGAACGCATACTCTTTGAACGCGAACTCGCTCGAATGCCCGAAACGCAACCGTATGTACAGAGAATACTCAAACGTCAAAAACTTGGTAAATTGCGTGAAGATATATCAAATACGTACATCAAGGCTAGGCGTCGGTACTTACATTTACACACGGCAAAAGCACCTAGGGATCAGACAGATCTTTACCTCACAATGGCTTTATTTCTAGAAGGTGCGCACAGATATGTGAGAATTGAATTAGAATCTATGCGCTTTGGAACCATAGAAACAAAAGCAAAGTTTGTACGAGGGTGTCCGTGTGAGGATTGTAGGGGGTTTTTAGACGAACTGTGGAAATGTGGAATATGCGAAAAATCGTTTTGTGATAAGTGTAACGAAGAGTGTATCCCTGGTCACGTGTGTGACCCAGAACTCGTGAAAACGATGAAACTCATCAACAGGGATACCAGACCATGTCCCAAATGCTCCACGATGATTCATAAAATAGATGGGTGTGCCCAGATGTGGTGTACAGTATGTCAAACAGCGTTTGATTGGCGTACGGGAGCGATAGAAAAGGGTCGTATACACAATCCACATTTTTTTGAATTTACGAAGCGGTCGAGAGAGAATGGCGACATTCCATGTGGTGGACGACCCATATACAGAGAACTCATAGATGAAAATGCGCCTCCATTGATTATGCGTTTCTACTATCTCGTCGTGACGGCGGAACACTTATTAGCATATAGGTACGCATTCATATACGAAGATAACATGTCTCTACGAATAGAGTATCTCATGAATAAGATTAACGACGAGCGCATGAAATGGGAGCTTCAGAAAAGACAGAAATATAACGACAAGATGAGAGACATACGGGACATACAACAAATGTTTCTGGACACGGGAGGTGACATGTTACGACAATGGATAGTTGAAAGGGACAAGGAGGATGAAATAATAAACACGGCTCAACAGCTATGTAAGTATTTCAATGGAGTGTGTAATCAGATACACAGGAGATACGATTGTGTAATTCCACATCATATATTCTTAGCTAATGATAGATGATAGTACTCCTTTTAATACTAGCCGTGGTTCTATTCATCATATTTAGACCAAAGTACCGAGAACCTCAAATCATACGAGGGGTTCTTACGGATGATGAATGTGAATACATTAAATCGAAAGCAGTTAAAAAACTAAAACCATCGAGGATAGGAAGCCGTAAAGTCAATGATACGACGTATCGTAATAGCGAATCCGTGGGACTAAGTTTAGACAGAGATCCTAAACTTAGGGAAATGATGGAAAGATGCACATATGATATTTCTCGGTGTGAAAGATTACAAGTCATTCGTTATAAACCGGGTGGGTTCTATAACCCACACTCCGACGCATTCCCTAGTGATACTAATCACCGGGTACACACATTCATATTCGCCTTGAATGACGAATATGAAGGTGGGGAGACCTATTTTCCCATATTGGATATGTCGTATAGACTTAAAAAGGGGGATGTACTCAGTTTTGATACACTCAATACTTGGGGATATATACCCGAAGAGGCGATTCACGGTGGAGCACCCGTTGAATCCGGTGAGAAGTGGATAGCTAATCTGTGGTTACGCCAAACCAGCACTGCGTAACTTTTCACGATTCGCCATGTGAAGCGCTTCCACATCGGCTTTGTTTTGCCCCGTGTAGGGAACCGCAAATCCGTTATCGCACAGCCACTTATTCACGTTGGTCCATTCACCATCTTCTGATACCCACACTTCCGCCAAAATACGACCAAACTTACCCCTAGAATCGGCCTCCGGGCATCTGAGTTGGATCTCGATATCATCCTTCTCAGATTCCACTGCCTTGAGACACCATTCCTTGAGCTTCTTCTTGGAGAGAAGACCAAATTTCTTTTCTGTCAAATCACGCGTGCGAGATTCTGGGGTATCGATTCCGAGCAAACGCACTCTTTGTTTGGTGCAAACATCGAATCCTAAATCGATTGATACATCTATCGTGTCTCCGTCTACCACCTTTTCTAAGGAGGAGACACGGTAAATGAATTCACAGGGTTCTTGGTTATATGTAGACATATAGTATGGGTTAGATAATTATTCATAGCGCCAATTTTGATCTGCGGTTCTACCACTGGCAGCAAATCCTTGGCCTCTATCACCAGTTTTTTGCGGTTGTTTGGAGTTAAGTTCTTGTTGTATGCTTCTCATTTCACCCATACTTTGCGCTTTCATTACTCGGTTTCTTAAACCCCCTTTGCTTAAATTCAACAGTGGCAATCTATTTACTCTCTGGTACAATTTTTTTCTGAGGTTTTCTATGGTGAGTTTAGATGTGGTCAAATTTCTCTGTGATCTCAAACTCGAAACCTGCTGTTTGCCAGCGAGCCCTTGCCATCTAGATCTCGCGAGTTGACTCTGTGCATTCTGTCTTTGTCGCGTGAGGCCAGTTATGACCTTTTGCGATGCGCCGTTTCTACGTCGGAGATTCTGTCGTTGACCTCGGACCTGTGCGAGTTTGCTGGAAAGTGTATTTCTTTGGCCTCTCGCGCGTTGTTCGGCTTGCGCCAGTCTACCAACTTGGTTTTGTTCAAACGCAAGTGTTTCTTTAGTCTGATTCAACGTCCTTTGAGTCGCTGTCAACGTCCTTTTCCCATTCTGTATTTCTTTACCGAGTGCTTTTGTGTTATTTTTTAATTTATTTATTTTTTTACTGCTCGCCGCATTACCGATAGCTCTTTTCCATCTCGTGGTGGCTCTCTCAGACGCCGCTTGTTTAAATAATTCCTGTGCCGCGGTCAAATTCCGTTGTAAATTCACACTCTCCGCTTCAAGTGCCGCGATCGCCGCTCTGTTGGTTTCGTGACGTTCGTTCGCATTGCGTACTCTTGTTAATGCTTCTTGTATTTGGGCATTCTTGTTGGCTATCGTCTGCGTCATCGTCTGCACATCTCTATTCTTTTGGGCGAGGGCCTCCGCCGTCTCCCTATTCTTTTGGGCGAGGGCCTCCGCCGCCTCCTTATTCTTTTGGGCGAGGGCCGCGTTCTTCGCTTTGATATTTCTATATAATTCACCCACTTGTTTCTGTCTCACTTTTAGATTCTTCTCAGACGCATTTATGGCGGCTTGTTGTGTGGTGATAAGACCGGTTTTTCGGGCTAGTTCAGTATTTCGCGCTTTCAACCAACCCTCTGTTTTTATCAGTGATTGCCTCGTTTTAGTTAAGTTTTTCGTCGCTGTCTGTAAATTAGTCTTTAATTTAGTAATTGTAGCCTGTCTTTCGTTACTTAAGTTTTGGGTGTTTTCTGTAATCTTTTTTTGAAGTTCCCGTTGGGTTTCCATATTTTTTTTTAAATTAGCCAGTTCCTTCTCCTTTTGAGCTTTGGCTTTTTCTAAATTATTTCTGAGTTGTGCCTTTTCCGCCTCACTTAATTTTCCCGCCTTGTTCAACTCTTCCCTTATTTTGGCTATTTCCGCGTTTTTGCTTTTTCGTAACACAGTTTGCTGGTTTTGCATCTGATTTCTGATTTCATTCACTCGCGCAGCCTGTGCTTTTAATTCATTTTCTTTCTCTTGGAATTTCGCTTGTTTATTAGTGAGTTCCCTGTTCTTCGCTTCGATATTTCGATACAAATTACCCACCTCTTTCTGTTTTTCTTTTAGATTCGTCTCAACCGCAGTTATGGCGGCTTGTTGTGTGGCGATAAGACCGGTTTTTCGGGCTAGTTCATTATTTCGCGCTTTCAACCGTTTCTCGAATATGGATTTGTTCTTGAATGCCGCGGCTCTAGCCGCGTTCGCCGCGTTCGCCCTCTTCTTTGCATTCTCGACTTGCTGCTTCTCTATTTCAAGTTTATTCTCGAGTTTTTTTCTTTGTTTTTCAGACAAGGTTGTACTATTATTAAGTTCAGCCTTTATTTTCGCCACCTCTGCTTGCTCTTTCAACAAATTAGATTCTGCGTTACTGACGGCTTGCGCGGCGGCGGTCGCTTTCGCGTTCGCCGCGCTGACTTTATTTTGAACGACTCTTATCGTTTCTTGGGCGGTTTTCTTATACTGATTAAAAGCTCTTTTATTTGTATTCGCTTGTATTCGAGCGTTCTCATAATTTCTCTGTGCCTTTCCCAATTGTTGAGTTATATTGGTAAATTGGTTTTCGAGTGTTTTCCTTTTACTCATTTCATTTGCGAGCTTATTTTCGAGTTCCCTTTTCTTATTGTTTGAGAGACCAGCTTGATTCAATTGGTTTTTGAGTTTATCTATTTCTAAATTTGCATTTGATTTTTGTTCTTGAGCGATTTTCATATACTTAGTAAATTCGGCGTTTATAGCCTCGATCGCATTTGCCTTATTATTCAAAGTAGTTATAAGTTTTTCTTCTAATTTTTTCTTTTCCGCATTTGATAGGTTTTTATTTACCTTGACCTCATTAATTTGTTCTTGTAAATTTTCCTTTTCTTTCTTGAGTGTTTCTTGGTTCGACGCAAGCTTACTTATAGCCGCCTCCTTCATCTTGACAGCTTCGTTCTTCATTCGTAACTGATTCGTCATTTTTCGAAGAGCATTTTTATTATTTTTCCCACCCGTATTGTTACCTTTATTCCCCGCCACCAAATTGTTGAGTACTTGTTTCGCCATGTTCAATGTGTAGTTACCGGACATGTAGGCCTTTATTACTCCATTTTTTTGATTCTGTGCGAGGTTGTTGTACTTAGCTTGTTTAGTCAGGTTGTTGATAGTATCCTTATTCTTATTTCTCGCCACCAACTTGTTAAGTGCACCTCTCACGACGTTCAACGTAGACCCACCGTTCATGTAGGCTCTTCTTGCTTTATTTTTTTCATTCTGCGTGAGTTTTTCGTACTTAGCATTTTTAATCAAGTTGTTGATATTATCCTCTCTCTTTTTTTCTCTGATCTCCTTCTCCTTCTCTTCAATTATTTTATCAAGCTTAGCTAGTCCATTTTTTAAGTTATGGGGTTTAGTTTTTAGGACTTCATCTCTCACCGCGTTTAAATGACGACGATTTTTATTAAATAGGGCATCAACTTTTTCCTGCCTGTTGCCTAGCTGATCATCGAGATTTTTGAGTTGAATTATGTCATTCATCGCCGATTGAGAACCAGTCTTTTTGTATTCTTCGAGGCGTTGCATGGCCTCAGATTTAATTTTTGTATTTCCAATAGAGATGGTCTTCTTTTGAAGATCCGATACACCTTCATTGAAACTCACCGCTTTTAACCGTTTATTATATATTTCCTTATATCTCCCGAAAATTCTTTCTCGCGCGGATGCAGATCCATATTCACCATTCTTATAGGCTTTGATGTATTTTTGTGCCTCATTCATGAATTGAAGTCGTTGATTACCGAGTCTGGACGCCTGGTTTGACGCATACTTTTCAAGTTCGGTGATCTTCTTCTGTTTATTGTTCACCGAAGCCACTGGACCCTTACGTTGGAGGATCTCGACTTCCTTCATCGCGCGTCGGAGTGCGTCAGAGTTACCCGACGTTTTCGCGCGCATGAGTTTGTTGAGCATGGCCGCGGTCGAGCCATCGGTGCTCGGTTTTTTACGCAGGGCTTCTATCACGCGACTCAAATTTTGCGTGCTCCCATTTCCCGTGTTACGCGCCGCGGCGAGAACTTTCGCCAAGTCTTCGTTTCTTCGCGAGTTTGATGGTCTACGCAACATCGCATTCACGTAACGCGCCGTTCTTTGGTTGGTGGCCGGTCTCGCGTTACGGTTACCGTTACGGGTTTCACCGTTACGGTTTCCGTTACGGTTCAGGTTCTTCGATTCGTTCGCAATTTTACCGAGATTGTTCCCGTTTCGGTTCCCGTTTCGGTTCCCGTTACGGTTCCCGTTACGGTTCCCGTTTCGGTTCAAGTTTTTCGACTCGTTTGCGATTTTACCGAGGTTGTTGTTATTGTTACGCACACCGTTTCCGTTCACGTTATTCACGTTCAGGTTGTTTGGGTAATTATTGTTGTTGTTTACCGAAACTTTACGAGTCGCTCTTTGTGCGGAAACGTGCAAACGAATTGGTTCCCGAATGTTTTTAGATTCGAGTATGGATTCAATCGCTTCGACCATCTCGGATTTGGTCATGTCCTTGTAACTCGCGAGCCCAGCTTTACGCGCCACGCGCTTCAATTGGGCCACGGTCGAATCCGAACCAAACAGGATTTCAAAGTCGTTACCGGTCAAGGGCGACTTTCTATCCAACATATATTTACCATCCTTCGACAGGACCATGGGTGGCAAAGGGAGTTTGCCGTCCTGGATTGATGAGTACGCGTCACATATTTGCTCGCGCGTGAGATTTAACTCAAGACCCGTGTTCTGTTTCACGAGTCTCTTGAGGTTTCGAACATTCACCCCTGGATCACACGCGTCCATATTGATATAAGCTAACAAAAAATTACGAGGTACCTTTCATGTACATCCGTATCTTATCTTCGTAAGACATGTCGAAGTCAAAAATGTCCATGTCTCCTACGTCTACTGTTTTTAGTTCGTATCTAGACATGTCATACTCGTATCTGTTTTGAAAACTTGAGCGTATGATCGTCTGCGCAAATGTGTGTATGTCGTCTATACTTTCTGTGTATTTCAACCGATATTTCAACTCTACGCAATACACGTCGTGTGGCTTTTTATCTAAAAATGGTGCCATCGGGAGTGATTCCATCATCCCACCGTCGACGTATGTATTTCCATTAAACTTTATGGCCGAGAACACGAATGGAATGGCTATACTCATCAACATGGCGTCGAGTACTTTCATATCCGGATGAGTATCCACTGAGAAATACTCCGTCTGTTTGGTATTCACGCAAAATGCGGATATGTATATTTTCTTTTTCAATTCAGAAAACGTCGGATCGCATCCACATATTCTGACGAATGTGTCGCGCATAGATTCGACGTTTACGAATCCATATCTATATAAAAAACATTTCAAATCCACCTTCACTAAATCTGAAATGTTTAACTTGAGTGATATGTCTATCACCTCATCGATGGACTTGCCTAAGGCGAGCATGACAGCGAGGATGGACCCCGCGGATGCTCCCGATATTTCTTGTACATCACTGAGACGATCTTCTATTGTTTTAAGGTGGCCGAGCATGGCGTAAACCCCCATGGCACCTGGACCAATTACCAAATATTTCATCGGTGGTCACTTAATAGTACTTAGGAAATTGCTTTCGCAAAAGAGCGAAGACGAGCGCGAAAACGATGGTGTGCATGAGAGCAGACGATGGACTGGTTTGTCCAGACATGAAAACACCCTTGGAGCCTGGTGGCAAGGTGAGCAACATACCTGGGCTCAAGGCCAAGAACAACACAGTGGTCACGACGAGATCAGTTCGGGTGAGCACGAGACCCATGGCCTTCGCGATCAAAGAGTAGACGAGGAAGAACACGAGCGCGTGAAACATCACAGCGGTGCGTCCAGTGAGACCGTTGCGGAACTTGATGCTGGTACCATCGGTGCGGAGGAGGATACCTGGGCTGAGCGCGAGAAACAAGGCGGCGGGAATAGTTACTTTTTGGGAGGTAATATCTGGAAGCATTTGTAATATATGTATATTATAATTCTATAGCTCTATGATCAGAGAATTGGTAACAAAACTCAATAAAATCGTGGTATTTCGCATATCTGAGGATATGGTGATTCATGTACCTGTCTCCGAGATACCTTTGTAGCAATTGCCACATCCACCATAAATCATCATCGAAATGTCCACCCCAGTCATCGATGTGAAGCGGTTTGTTCATTTCAACTTCGTGCTCCTCATTGTCGCTGTATTCGTTATCGCTCATACGCTCGGCGGCGTGAGCATACTCGTTCCAAACCATTATTTCTTTTCTTTGATGCCCGTGAGGGAAAGAGAAGTGGATTCCTTTACTGGAAGACTATCGAGTATAGCCTTTAACACACTTTCGGCCTGTTGTTCATTACCATTGAAATAGGTCACGAGACCTTCCTTAACCGTAGTCTTGTTAAGGCCCGTCTTTCTGGAACTCTTTCGCACGGAAATCTTCCCCTTCTTGAGGTTAATCGCATCGAGCCCATGGTCCACCATAAGCTTCTTCACTTGGAGCTTAAGTGACTTTTCGGCTTGAACGAGCACTTTTATATCTTCTCTGGCTTCTGTAATTTGCTTGTTTAATTCAACCAACTTAGAGACGCTGTTTGAGAGTTCGTCTGAAGGAACTTGAGACATTTAATATATACCTAAAACGTTATTTCTTTAAGTTTACGCGCACAAACCCCGTTGCATCGTGTCTGGGGCGATGGTGGAGTTATTCCACACGAACGCATCCTTTGGGTTTGGTGGATCCGCACGGATTTGCTGGTTGGCGTTACGCAAAGCACCGCCAATGGTTTCTGGGTAGCCAGTTTGTTGACGTGGCTCGAGGAAGTTTTGACCGGAGAGAATGTCATCTGGGGCAAACTCACCGAAATCCTCCTGAGGAGCGACCTCACGTGGCAAAAGCGACGAGGCGAGACCGGTACCCGCCTTCATTTCACAACCAACACCGGCTTCCGCGGATGGACCGACGGCATCAATACCACCGATCGAGGCGTAGTCCTTTTCCTTCACACTGTAGGCGGCACGAGTTTGGGTGGCCATGAGGTAGATCACAACCGCGATAGCGAGAGCGATCACCAATTGGCGTGGGGTGACCTTCTTCATCTTCATCATTTATATATAAAAACAATTTTTTTATTCGTCATCTTCAATCACGATGTCATCTGGGTATGCTTCCACCTCTGGCTCTGGGGTTGGTTCTGGCTCTGGTTCTGGGTCTGGTTCTGGGGTTGGCTCTGGTTCTGGCTCTGGTTCTGGCAACATGACGACCTGAACCAAATTCCATTGTGGTCCGAACACCTTCTTCGCGAACCAAAGACCCGCATACTCGAGCATGATAGAACATTTGGAACCGACGAGATTTGGAACTTCCGTGAGACGCTCCTTGTTCGCACCGAATACCTTGGTGGCGGAAATCTTATCGGTAAAAAGTGTGTCCTGCTTGGTGTAAAGTTTGGAAATCGTCTTTTTTGGGAGCTGTTTAGTAAACCAAGCCACACTGTTTTCATTCGCCGCGGCGATATTATTCGCGTGAATAGCTTCAACATTTTCAACACCGACCGCACCGGACAAGTCAAACGTGACTTCATCGTCTGTGTCTTCCGTGACGACGACATTCTTCACCTGGACGTAACAACGCTTCCCCCCATCGGTCGTTGCCTTAACGTAGTAGAGACCATCTTCACCCTTAGAGGGGGTACTACCGTAGATCATTGTATACCTCAAATATGATTCAAATCTTTAACCCCTACAAATGGTATCATGGCCGATTTACGTATAATGGGCTTTGGAACCCATGAGTCTCGCACTGGTCTGAATCCATAGAGGGTTTCTTCCAATTTTACTTTTTCTGGTAATGGAAGTGGACGTTTTGGCCTGTAGTTAAACTCATTTCTCACATATGAAGGTCTTGTATTTTTCTTCCAATCATTCGTTTCTATGTTAAACCGCATATTAGATTGTGTTTTTGAAAAACCCTGTAAGTTACCCATATTATGAGAAGCTTTTACGCCATGAACGTATTGTTTTGATAATTTTTCTGGGTCGGGTGTCGTCGTGAATTTCGCGTATTTCTTTGGGTTTACTTTGATGGCTTTGCGAGGACTTATGTTTTTGTGTGTTGTATGCGTCTTTTTCTTTTTTACGAGTGGGATATCGACTTTCTTCATGATACTAACCATCGAGTCATTCGCATTAATTTTACGGCGAGTCACAAGTTTTGCGAGTTTAATCATGCGTCGGCGATCCTTTTCCTTCTTTTCCGGTGGACGAAGACCAAGCTTTTGCATGGTATACGAATCTTCGATGAGGAACTTTTTGGATGCGAGTTTGATGTTATCGAATTTACCGATAACGTACTTACCCGTGATTTTGAATATATCGAGGGCCTGTATCTGATCATCACCCACCTCGAATCCAAATTCACCCGGGCGCATGAATGCGATATCGAGAATACCACCCATATTAATTGGTTCAATTCGCCCAGTTTTGGGTGAATAGACACGCGCTTTCATGTCGAGTGTGAAAAGCTCTATGTCCGCGAGTGTGTCTGGACCCTTTTTAGCACCCTTTTTCTTTGGTATCAATGTGTATCTTCGCGTCACGTATGGACCAGCGTTTGCGAAACCAAGACCTATGAATTTACCAGGCTTTCCTCGCCCGTCTTGCACGAGCTTAGTGAATCGCCTATTTACACGTTTGGCGATTTCACCCAGTTTGTTCCACAAGAGGAGTTTTATGGCTTGAAGCTTACCGAAAAATTTCGTGTCTGGTTTTATTCTTGGTACGAATTTCGTGTCTATGTCGAGCGTCATAATTCTCTGTGTTGGTTCCAAGTACGAATTCACGGCGTCACCCCCCGAAAGAATCATATCACCCACTGGGTTGAGAAATTCCGTGAGTTCGTCTATCACGGCATAGATTTCGTATCTCAAGATGTCCGTCAATATAACACTCACAAAGTCCTTGAAATCCTTGTCCTTGTGCAGTCTGTGTATTCTCGCTCTGAACCGAGAGACATCATCGGACTCATAGAACTTTTTTAAGACGGGGTCATTGTGAAACAGTTTTTTCATCCTGAATCGGTCTATGACCCCTGCCGAGTATTCGTTCTGATCCATGTTATTATTACATCACATATTAATATCGAGGAAACAAGCTTAAAGATGTGATACCTAAGTAAGACATAACAAGATGTCTCTTGAAACTGTTCTCTCTGAAATCTCTGCTCTCCGTTCCGACGTCAAGTCTTTGACCAAGATCGTTCGTAAGATCAAGGCGAAGCAAGACGACCCGGACGGAACCAAAGCTGCGTCCCGCGCGAAGAACAACGGCTTCAACCGTGAACAAGCGATCTCTCCAAAGCTCCGTGAGTTTCTCGGTGTCGAAGAAGGAAAGCTCGTCTCCCGTTCGTTCGTCACTCGTGCGATTAACAGCTACGTCACTGAAAAGGGTCTTAAGCACCCGGACAACGGTCGTGTTCTTGTTCTTGACGACAAGCTCCGCGATCTTCTTGAGCCACCTGCGGACACGCAAGTCACGTTCTTGAACCTCCAAAAGTTCTTGAGCCCCCACTACACCAAGGTCGAACAAACGGCTTAAAAAGATTATCCATTAATTATATAAAATGATCATCGACAGGGAAACCATCGAAACCCTTGTTGGTACAAAGATATCCAAGATAGATTTGTACCAAAAAGCTTTTACGCATAAATCTGCATTGAAAGAAAATGAAAACTTAGAATCATTCGAAACGCTCGAATTCATAGGTGATTCTGTGTTAGGATTCGTGATTACGAAATTCCTATTTGATAGGTACGAACAACAAAAGGAGGGATTTCTTACCAAAGCGAGAACGAAGCTCGTGAGAGGAGAAACACTCGCAAATATTGCGATGAAGCTTGAAATGTACAAATGGATCCAGATGGACGAGAAGGGGATGCGAAACGAGTGGTTCAAAAATCCAAAGATTCTTGAAGACGTGTTTGAGGCCTTCATCGGCGCGATTTACATGGATTTGGGTTTGTTACATGCGAAACGTTTCATTTTGAATATTTACGAAAATCCGGAACTCGTGGACATGCGTTCAATCATGATTGATGATAATTACAAGGATCATCTCATGCGATATTGTCAAACACATGGACACCCACTTCCAGATTATCGCGTGATATCACACGATAATGGTATCTTTTACGTGGACGTGTACGTGAACAACGTGATCCTTGGTAGAGGATTCGCAAAGAATAAGAAGCAAGCTGAACAGAACGCGGCTAAATATTTTTTCTATCCACATTAGTAATATGATACCCGTTCCCATATTATTTATTTCAATAACACTTTTTCTTCGAAAACCACACATGCCCATACAATACTCAAAACAATGGCTCATAGAAGAATGTGAAAGATTGGGTACATCATCAGAGGGTACGTCTCGTATATTGAGACATAGAATTAATCGCTTAAAAGGTTCAAACTAATACTTTTTAAGATGCACCCCAATGTAGAAAAGCTCTTGAAAAAGACATACGCTGAACAGAGGTCACAAGAATGGCTCGATTTGCGAAAAAATATGCTCACCGCGAGTGACTGTGCTACGGCCATAGGTGAAAACAAATACGAAAAACCATTTGACCTTCTGCTCAAAAAGTGTGGTAAGGGAAAACCCTTCACTGGAAATGCAGCCACGGAACACGGAAACAAGTACGAAGACGAGGCTCGCATTCTCTATGAACAGAGACACAATGAAGTTGTACACGAAATTGGCCTCGAACCTCACCCAAAACATCCCTGGCTCGGTGGATCACCCGATGGTATCAGTGAATCGGGTAAACTCATTGAAATCAAGTGTCCGATGTCACGTGAAATTTTACCAGAAGTTCCGCGCCACTATATGCCACAGCTTCAATTGTGTATGGAGATACTTGACCTAGAAGAGTGTGATTTTATCCAATATAAGAATGCCGATTTCAATTGGCCTAAACCCGAGGAGTTTGTCGTCGTGCG